TCAAAATATAGTATTAGAACCTAATGGTACTGGTTTAGTTGAAATATATGGTGATGGTACTACAGATGGAAGTAGCGGAGCAATAAAACTTAACTGTAGTAATAATAATCATGGTATTACTATTAAATCACCTGCACATAGTGTAGGTGCAACTTATACATTAACTTTACCTAGCACGGATGGTAATGCAAATGAAGTTTTAAAAACAGATGGTTCTGGTAATTTAGATTGGGTTGCACAATCAAGTGGTATAACAACTGGTAAAGCAATAGCAATGGCAATGATTTTTGGATAGGAGGTTGATATGGCAAATCCAAATATAGTAAGTGTTGCAACAATTAAAGGTGTTAATTGTGGTTTTAATTTATCAGCCACAGCTACATCAACACTTTTTACTGTTGATACAGGTAAGTTAGTAAAGATAAATAGTATTATTTGTGCTAACGTAGATGGTACAAATGCAGCAACATTAGATTTATTTGTTAGTGGTGTTGGAGCTACTACTACTGATGGTATTACTATAACAAATGGAAATACAGATATTTATTTAGCAAAAACAGTTTCAGTACCAGCAGATGCAACTTTGGTTGTATTAAGTTCACCTATTTATTTAATGGAGGGTGATATTCTTAAAGGTGGTGCTAATGCTGCAAGTGACTTAGATTTATTTATTTCAATGGATATTATTGATGATTAAGGTGTAACATGGGAAGATATTTTGGCGGTATTATAAGAAATAGTACAGATTCTTTACCAGATACAAATTCAAGAACAGGTGCTGCAAGTGGTGTTTGGACAATAGAAGAAGCAGCTCAATTACATGGTAGTGATAAATATCCAAGTGGTGAAACTCCTCTTGATGGAAGGGCAAATACAACTACAGCATACATTGGTCAAGGTTGGGCAGGTTCTAGGTCTGTTAATATAGACCAAAAAAGTTTTGACAGTAATGCAGATGCTACAAACTGGGCTGATTTTACATATACAGCAAGTGCAAGAGCAAGAGGTACAGTTACAAATTATACTATTGGATTAGTTGCAGGTGGTTTTAATTATTCTGGTTATGCACAAGATATAAATACTTGTAATAAAATAACTTTTTCTACTCAAGCAGATGCAGTATCACATGGAACTATAAGTGGTGGTAGAGTTTCAACATCTTGTCACATGAGTGCAACAAAAGGTTTTTGGAATGGTGGTAGAAATAGTAGTCATACAGGCGTAATAGAACAAAAAGATATTACAAGCACTGGTGGAACAAGTGATTGGGGATATGCTGATAGTTCAGGTACAAATCTTTATGATACTGGTGCAATGGGTACTCCAACTAAAATGATTATTTGTAGAGTTGGTTCATTTAGTGTTGATGTAAATACTATAGCTGCTGTTGATATGACATCTTCTGGAAATGGTACTGATTTTGGAGATTTGCTAGCGAATACAGACCAAGCATTTTGTGCAGGTAATGATACAGTAGGTCATGTTCGTGACCATCATGATGGTGATACTAGAACAGCGGTTGATAAAATTACATTTGCTACAAATTCAGATGCTGTTGACCATGGTGACGCAACTGGTGATGATGAAATTGGTATAGTTGGTGATGATGTACGTACAATGATTTTTGGTGGTGGAGTTGGTGGTTATCAAGATAGAGTAGAAACATTGACATATGCCTCTGGTGGGAATGTTACAGATTATGGAGATTTAGTAGCTGCACACTCAGGAGATGGTGGGCATAGTCATAATTAGGAATTAATATGTTTGATATTCAAGAATATAAAAATAATAATACTGAAATAGATAAATGTTATTTAAATATGTTAGATAACATTAATAACAAATTACCTGCTATTAATAAAGATGGAAAAAACTTTCACAAATCACATTCACAATTTATGAATGTAACGGTAGATGTAAATGATATTTCACCTATAAGAAGTTTATCTCATATACTTGCTGTTATTGAAAAAACTAAAATAGCATTACAAGAAGGAGTAATTAAAATACGTAAAAGAAAAATTAAGTTAAATCATTGTATAGAAAAATTAGAAAAAGAAAAATGTAATTACAAAAAAGATTTACTTGCTTGCAAAATAAAAAGTTTAGATACAAACATAGAAAATCAACAAAACTATCTGAATGGTGCTATTAGAAAAATTAATTTTTTTATGAATCAATATAACAATGTTTTAAAAAAAAATAATTTAGAAAATCTTACAGAAGAAATGTTTGAAAAAGCTGAAGTAAGACATCATATAATGACAGCTTTTAAACAAGCTTTAATTGTTTGTCGTTCTAAAGGTGGCGTTATTGATGAAGGAAATCAAATTTATTTTTTTGATTTAGGTATAAATGGTTTGATGGCACAAGCAGAAATTAATATGTATTTAAATTATGAACAACAAGTTATAAAAGATGGTGGTATTCCTACACATGAAATGCAGATTAAATGGTTAGAGAGTTGTGCAGATAAATATGAAAATATGCCAATAGATTATTTAAAAAGTAGAGGATTTCAAAAATTAGATTATGAAAGTTTGAATCATGGCACAAGTAGAGTTAGTTAAATTTATTTTTACAAGAAAAAAAGATGGTGTTATTCCATCAGAAATTAATAATTATTTAGATCGTAATTATGTTAGTATTCATAGTAATATTATTGATGGTGTTGAATATTATTTAGGTTTTGTAAATAAAGGTGCTTCATTATCAACAGGTACATCAGTAATTGCATCTAAAAATGATTTACTTACTTATTTAAATTCATGTGATAGTCTTGTTAATACTGATGGTAATACAGTTACAGCTTCTGATGAAGCTGATAGACTATGGGTAGATACAATTGTTCCTATAGGATAGTGAGTAAATAAAATGGTGGACCCAGTATCAGGAATGTTAATTGCTTTTACAGCAGTTAAAAAAGGTATTAGTATGGGGAAAGAACTCCATTCTATGTCTAAAGATTTAAATAATCTTTTTTCTTTTATTGATGGAGCAAAAGAAGCTAAACAAAAAAACGATAAGTCTGACCCTCTTAGCTCTTACATTGCTTATGAAAAAGCAATGGACTATGAAAAACAACTCAAAGATATTATTATATCTACACGTGGTATAAAAGGTTGGAATAAGTTTGAGCAGTTTAGAAGAGAAGCTAAGAAGAATGAACGTGAAACACGGTATGCTGCAATAAGAAGAAGAAATGAAATTTTAAATATACTTAGTATTATCTTTGCAGCTTGTATTGTTATTGCAGGTGCTATTGGTTTATTTTATTTTGCTTATTATTTAAGAAAACTATAATGATGAATGTCGCAAAATTTTATTATGCTTTTAGTTTTAATTGCTTTACTATTGGCTTATTGGGAAGCAATGACGTTTGAACCATGGTGGTTGTTTATTAAATGAATCCAGAACGATTAGATAAATGGAGAATCATTCCTAGACTTATAATGTTATCATTAATAGTAATGACATTTCGTGTTATCGAATGGTTTATATCATTGCCAGACCCATCATTAGAACAAGCAGCTTTACCATCTGTAATGACAGGCGCATTAACTGGTGCGTTTGCTGTGTTTTTAGGAAGTGGAAAGAAAGAATGATTAAAGATGTATTGGGTGTTGTATCTGGTGTTGTTGGTGAGTTTGTTGAAGATAAAGATAAGAAGAACCAACTGCGAGCAGAGTTAAAAAAGAAACTTATTGATTTAGATTTAGCACAAAGCCAAGCTAATATAGAGCAAGCTAAACATTCCAGCATTTTTGTTGCTGGTGCCAGACCAGCTATTATGTGGGTATGTTGTTTAGGTTTGCTTTGTAATTTTTTTATATTACCCATTGGTGAATGGATTGCTATGATGTGGTATCCATGGCTTGAATTACCTACTCTTGATAGTAGTGAACTTATGACTTTAACACTTTCGCTTTTAGGATTAGGTGGCATGAGAAGTTTTGAAAAATCAAAAGGTGTCGCAAGAAATAAATTAAAGGAGTAATTATGGCATTTAAATTATCTGATAGAAGTTTAGGAAAGTTAGAAGGCGTACATGAAAATCTAATCTCTGTAGTAAAAGAAGCAATTACACTTACTAAAGTAGACTTTGGTGTTATCTGTGGTGTTAGAACTAAATCAGAGCAAGCAGAATTAGTTAAGAAAGGTGCTTCACAAACTATGAATAGTTTACATTTACCACAAGAAGCAACAGGTAAATCTCATGCTGTTGACCTCATGGCTTATGTTGGTTCGAGAGCATCATGGGAGTTAAATCTTTATGATGATATTGCAGATGCAATGGCTGAAGCTTCAAGAAATCAAAAGGTAAATATTATTTGGGGTGCTGCTTGGACTATAAATATTTCTAATTGGGAAGGCACTATGGAAGAAGCTATGAATGAATATATAGATTCCAGACGTAGAGGTAAACCACCTCGCAGACCTTTTATTGATGGACCTCATTTCCAGTTAAGTTAGGACTTTCTTAAACCCTCCCTTTCTATAATAATGTCCTAGCTAAAACTACCCCCTCCTACTGTTTAGGCAAAACAGGCGTAACTAGGAGGGGGGTTTTTTATCTTGTCGATTATGCTTAAACTCAAAAGGTGACAAGACAAAAATGGTGAGCAGAGAAAACCAAGTTATTTGGAGAACAACACGTTTTGTCTGCTCGTATTCTTAGAATGGTATGTCATCATCTATCGGTTTTGTTGATTGGTCAATAGATTTTGTTTCATCTCTATCAGTAACTGCTAAACTTAAAAAAGATGGTGTGTTTGCTGATTGTCTTTTCCAAGCAGCAATCTTTTTATTATGTTGTTCTAATTCACCAGACCATACAGGTGCATTTTCATTGACACTATCATTCTTAAACATAATACCTATCTCTTGATAGATACGTATAATCTGTTTGCCTTTAGCAGTTTCACCTCTGATATAGACACATTGTTTTTCATCTCCATCTATATCTAATTTGCCAGACAAGATAAACTCTTGGTCTGGAAATGGTGGAAATGCAGCACCTTTATTTTTATTATCGTATTCTTCTGCCATTAGAAACCCTCCGTTTTTTGTTTGATAGGCAATACTTTTCTTGGTTGTTTTGATGCTTCGTTTGCATCATCATCTTCTGGTGCTAGACCTGCCATCTCTAATGCGCCATACCTTCTGGCATAGGTGATGGCTGAACCTAACCCTTGCATAGTTTGTTTGTCGATTACTAAATAAACTCTTGATGTAAATTCTTGTCCTGTTTCATGTGTAATTTTTGTTTCAACATAATCACCATGTTCATCTCTGCCACTTGGTTGCATGAATGAAAAATTATTATTATGAAATGCAGCAAGGCAAGCATCAAGAACATTACCTAAGTCAGCATACTGACTTCTGAAATGTGGGTTGATTGAATTTTTAATTGCCTTACCCATTTGCTTTTGGGCTTTGATATAGTCAGTTATTGCTTGATTTTTATTGGTCATTTTGTTCTCCTTTATTAACCATTATTTTACATTAAATCTTAATGCACCTCTTTTATCCCTAGTAATACTAAGAATATCTGAGTACACTTCTCGTTCATTAGCAGCAACCATAGATTTTAAATCTTTCTTTGCTCTTTCATTTGTTTTAGCAGATGCAATTGAATCAATATAATCATGTGCAAGACTAATAAATTCGTTGTCTGTTGTTGCATCCCTGGCAACCATATCATCAATTAATATTTTATCTATACATGGTGTATCAATAACTTGGTCCGTTGGTGCTTCTTTATTGATAACACAATCCCAAAATATTTTGATAGTTTTATTCATAGAAATAATATAGTTATCATCTCTCTGTACTTTTACACAATCCCACTTTCTATTGCCAAACAAATTAGAAAAATAACAAAAGTCTACATTTGCTATAAACATATAGAATTGTAATTGTGGCATATAATTATTCAGTTGATTTCTTATCGTATTGTTTTCGTATGTGTGTTTACATTCAACAATAAAAGATTGATCAATTTTTGGTATACCCTCATAGTATCCATCAACAGTACCAATATAAGGTACATTTCCATTCACATTTGCCAGAGAAAACTCTTCTTGTTTCCAGAATGTAACATTATATTCTTTCTCAACTAAACTAAGATTATATTCTTCTGTAGCTATACCAATTTGTACAGCAATGACATCAGATAAATCTTCTGGTTCTTTTTGACCAGTTTTTTCTAGCCAAAGGTCATGCCAATTACCTTTCATAATTCTAGTGGCATCTGTACCACCAATAAAACCCATGCGATTATTTTTCATTGTTGTTCTCCTTGTTATTACTTAAATCTACTATAATTTGTGGTCTTTGTAAAGGTTTCTTTGCAAAAAAAGCGTGTCGTTCAGCATGAGTAAAAAAGAAAACATCACTATGATTATGCCATTCACACTCAGCAATAATATCATGATGTGCATATGGTTTAAGATATTCCAAAGCTACATTGCATTCATCAAAAGAATTAAACTCAAGAAATGCAAACAATAATACTTTTGTACCTGTTGCTACACTACTCATAATTTGCTTTCATCCCTTTGATTGTATCAACCAACAATC